GCAAAAACCGTAAATTCTGCATTAAAAATAGCGAGTGGTTGTACTAAAATGCTTATATTGCAATTAGGCTTAAATGGTAATGCCTCACAAGCTGGTAACTTGGAGGCATTGAGAAACTTTGGGCGATTAATACGAGCACAATATAAAGGAAACGGACATTCCCGCCAAAAACTTCTCCTCTCACTAACTGCGTAGCAATTATTGATTGATTATATAAGCTCCAGCCTTGCGGCTGCCAGTATGTAATTAAATTCAATATATATGAAGCAGATTTTACTATTCAAGTATTCCGAAGGAGATCATTTCGAAAGTGTTCGAACTATTGACATTGATGGAGAGCTTTGGTTTGTAGCCTCAGATGTAGCCAGGATTTTAGGCTATTCAAATCCCAGCAAGGCAATTGGCGACCACTGTAAAGAAAAGGGTATAACGAAACGTTACCCCCTTCAAACAAAAGGCGGCGAACAGTTCGTCACGTTAATTAATGAGCCTAATGTTTATAGGCTTATTGTCAAATCCACCCTCCCCACTGCAGAACGTTTTGAGGCATGGCTTTTTGAAGAGGTTATCCCGTCTATCCGTAAAAAGGGAGGCTACGGTATAGATCGCCAAGAAACCCCCAATTTCATAATAAGGTATATGGAGAATTACAACCGAGTGGAAAAGGGTCATTTTTCTGTGATCACAGAGCTGTATATTAGGCTATACGCCAGGTTCGAGCATGTGGGATATAAAATTCCCAACAAGGCAATAGATGGCAAAGAAATAAGGCCAGACGTAAGCGTAGGCTTATGCTTTGCAAAATACCTAAGGGAGAACTTCCCTTCCGTTCCGGAAGATTTTAAGACATACAGGCATGTTTATCCAAGTGGTTTTGAATGTGATGCTAGGCTTTACCCAATTGACTTGATATCTATATTTATCAAGTATATTGATGATGTTTGGATTCCTAAAAATGCTGAAAAATATTTCTACGATCGAGATAGGAAGGCATTGGACTACCTTCCGAAATTATTAACTGCATAAATTTATAGCCCCTGAAATACGGGGCATTACTATACTTAAAATTATACGATGGAAAGTTGCCGGTCCCATGCCTTACAGTTCAGGACCACCAGCTAAAGGCGGGAATAGCAGTGAATTTTTAAATTTCTCAGCATACCCGGCAATTAACTGAGCCTTATCAAGTATATTAATAATCCTCCTGGCATTGACAAAATCCACTTCGTTTTCATTGATATAATCACTGAGCTTTTTACCTGTGTAAATTCCTTTCTTCATAGCATAAACACTGACCTTCGCTGACAGGTCAATATCAGTGATCAGTAAATCAGGATTATGGATAAGGTCCACTTTGAAGATGCCGGATAGTATTTTGTAAATATCATACCATGTGTTCTGAGTGAAACCACGGCCATAAAAAAGGTTCGTAGTGTCGGCATATCCTGTTCCATTATACTTCACCCGCTGCCCGTACTTTCGGTTTTTCCCTTTCCCGTATTCAGCAATCGGTTGCATGGTTTTATTCACTTCATGGTAAGCTGTTGCAAGCACATAAGCAATTTGGTTCGGGTCCTTGACTTCATAAAACTCGCAAGCGTTTAAAAGGGCGCCCAGTCCTTCAGCCTGACCAGCGGATAGCTGCCCGCCAAACAGGACGTTTTTTATATCCTGCAAAAACATATCACGTGGTGCCATAAGTAATGTATAAAAGGATGGAAAATATTAAAAGGATGTATTTAAGGAACCGGGGTAAGCGGGCTAAGAACAAATCTATTTTTGACGTGGTGCCTAAAAACTCCCAGCGCTGGCCGATCAGAATATTATAGAAGCCGTTAAATAAAATCAGGTACAGAAAGAACAGACCGGGTATTGACCACGGGCCCAACCAATAAACGCACGGTGCCAGCCCTACGGTTCGTAGTATTGCCCCCCTAAACTTGTCCGGTTGCAATCCTTTGTCGTATAGCCTGACATCAGTAACCAGGTCAACGGCCAAAACCAGGATAAAAAGAAGTACGGCGTAAATCATTTATCTGTTTTTGGGATCGCCGGGATTACCGAGCTTATTGGCTTTATAATAAGAGTAGCCAGCTACCAGCGCCAGCGCTATACCGACGACGGTAAACAGCCAGTTTATTTTATGCTTATCTGCAAAATAGCTGTTTGTATTAATCAGCAAAACGAAACCGGAAAATGCGGTTAATACCATTATCAAATACCATTTTTTAACTGTCATATAGGAAATTTAAATTTTATAATTTTCTGCCAGTAATGTCTCGCAAGGATCCCAGCTATCATCACCAACCAAATCCACCAGGGGATATATGATCGCTTGATCTCTTTCACCACAGTGTCCTGCTTCCTCGCCAGCTTCCCCTCTGCACTTTCCAGCTTCATGGATAGATCATCTATGGTGCTGTGTGCATCCAGCAGCTCCGCTGTCTTTTCATGCAGGTCCTGATTGACAGCAAGGATTCTCCCTTCAATGGTTTTAACCTTCCCATTGTCGAATGTGACCTTGTTGACGATCCTGGTGCTTCCAGTGTCCCTCCAGATAGTATCGAAGAGTATCCCGGTGGTGAGCCACTCCTCCCGGAGAGATTCAGCCTTTGCTGTCACTTCGGTGATCACCTGCTGGAGACTGTCATTCCTTTCGATCCATGAGCTGTCAACCTTGATCACTTCCTTGTCAACATACTTGGTGGTGCCACAGCTCCATAGCAGCATGCATATTGACACAATGAACACCACAGCTTGGATAATGAATGGTATTTTTCTAATCATTGGTGATGGCTTTTTTAGTCTCCTCCACTTCCTGCTCTCTAAGGAATTTTTCTCCCTTCCTGACGATGATGAATCCGAGACCTTGTCCTACTACTCCGAGAGCAACACTGAACAGTCTTAGCCTGTCGAGAATTCCTTCAACCACCTGTGAATATTTAGTCCCGGTGAGCTTTCCGCTCTGAGCCAGCGCCAGGCTATCGGGTAGGACAAACATGGCAATGAATACAACTAAAAAGCCGACGATAATGGGCCCTGTGTGCTTTGTGGTATAGACTTTAAAGGCAGAATAAAAGTCAAGGGAATACTTAGATCCTTTCTGGATGTAAACGCTCTTCACAGTGGTCAGCAGCAGCATTCCGAGAATAGAGCCAAAGAAAATGATGATATAGTCCATGATTACAGATTTTTAGGTTGGATATTTATTCTTTATCTTTTTTGTTTTGCAAAATGACTTCAATCCGATGCGTTGATTCTAAAAGACTATTCATCATCCGATATAATTCTGTTTCGTTGTCTTTCATTACCCTCATCTCCACCTCCAATACCTTTAATCTTGTCATTACACTGGTATAAATTTTTATACCTGCCACTGTAAACGCTACGGTTTGCCCAGCCATAAATAATATAATAGGCAAAATATAATTGTAAATCATTGCGATCTGTTGATTGTCCATTTCTCAAAAGGATATTGGATTTTATTTGTTATGAAAAATCGTCTGTTGATCCGTCGTCATATACTACTGTTGATAATACATTCACTACTTTTTTTGGTACTGGTGGTGGAACCACTTCAGCATTTACTTTGATACTGACGTCATCGGTTGCCTTCGCTCCTTTATCGTCAGTAACGGTTAACCTGAATACAGAAGTCCCCTCGGTTAATCCAGTCACCTGTGTGCTGGCAGTATTCGGACTGGTGATAGTTCCGATGCCACTCAATCTGCTCCACAGATATGATATCACAGATCCATCCGGATCAGTCCCGGAGCCAACTAACTGGGCAGAGTTGACAGGAAGAGTGATCTCGATATCACCGCCTGCATTAGCCACAGGCCCCACATTCACAGGAGGAGGAGTTGAGCCCACCACTACTGATCCAAGTGAATAAACACTGTCAGCAGTGCCACCCTGGATGGCCAGTGCCATGTTTGCCCGGTATCCATTTGGGTCCTTCACGGCGAAAGTGAGTTGATAGGTTCCTGCTGGTACTCCCGTTAACGGAAATGTATCTGTGATGGCCACAGGAGCTGCAGGCTGGAAAAACTTCAGCTTATGTTTACTGATAGCTTTGAAGTTGGTGCCAGTCAGTGAGAATACTATATCCCAGTCCTGCCAGCAATTTCCATTACCGATGTTCTGCCAGTTCATCAGGATGGACAGACCAGAGCTATTTACTGTTGTGGTGGCTGTGGTGACCTTGAATCGGTAGCCGCATATCTTGGAGGACGCTCTGACCCTGTTCTTTATTGTTGAATTTGGTACAGTACCATAGTTTCCATTCCCGAATGAAGTGGCGCGATATAGTTTGATTTGCCTTTCGAGGTCATAATAATCTCCAGGATTCCATGCTGGCGGCTCACCAGTGATTGGAGCTACCTTCCACTTTTCCATGATCAGCGAATTCAGCGGGACACCATTCCATGTTCTGGTATTATTCACCAGGTAGCTCTCGAGATAACTATCGGTTGCGCCCCACTGATCTCTCCTCCATCCAAGTGGCCCCCATGCATTCCTTGTCGTTAAAAGGTAATGGCCTATCTCTGGATCGTTCCAAGTGTTATTCAGATAGTGAGCATCAAAACCGGCGATCATGGCAACTAAAGGGAAATTTGGGAACCCTTGCGTATGGGCATCCACAATCTTTTTAAGGCTCGCTACGGTCGGGAAAGTTCCTGCTGGGTAATCTTGCTGTACGTTGTTGTTAGGCAAATAGGCGCTATGCCATTCGCCCCATGCACCGTACATCCTTACATCAATTATCCCGATAGCTTTCTGCCAGCCCATCTGGTATATCCGGGCATTCATGGCCTGATATAGTGCAAGAATCCTTTCAGCGTAAAAGGGAGAATTATAATTTGGTGTCCATGTCTGACCAGACTTCCAATCCTTCACAGATTCAGTCTGCATTTTATTGTGGATGTATTCTGGGAAGCATCCGTATCCACCGCCATAAGACTGCCCGCCTGCCTCGACTTCATTACCCGGAAAAACGGACATGATACCAAAGGATAGCACCTGTTTGCGCTGAATAGCTCCAAGTACCAGCCCGTCGAAGTAATCCCAAGTGTATGAGCCCTGCGTCCTTCCTTCTATCTTGGTCCAAACAAACCGGTAATAACAGTCGTGCCGTGGCGTGTTAACGCCTTCTGTCGGTACGTTTACTTCATTGGCGTTATGCCATTGTTCTACGGCGCGGCCGGGATTGTTCAGGTCTGGATTGCTTACAGGTATCTCGTTAAATAAAATGGTTGCCATATAATTAATTTACGCGGGTTACTTTCAATGAACTACCTATAAACACCGTACTGGTACCAGTACCCAATTTCAAGTGCTGGATAGATAAGTTACCTGCGTTTCCCCCGGTTACTATTGCGCCTTTTATAATAACACCCCCTGTCTGCCCTGACGTAGCTAAGTACAATGAAGTAGCCGCGTTGAAAGAATTAATGCGTAAGGTCTTTGTTGCTGTTGAAGTTGATGCACCGGAAATATTAGCCTCAATGCTTGCTCCTGCTGCTGAAAAATTCACACCGTACGCAGTGCCGGTTGTTACCGCCGAAGTTGATACCGAAAGCACCGCTTCAAATTCGTACTGCGAATTCGCCAATAGTGGAGTTACCAGCCCCGTTACGTCAACCAATACCTGCCCCGTTGTTGTGGCGTTGCTTCCTGTCACTCTTACCCAAATCGGTCCCGGGTTTCTCATAGGAAACCAGGATTGACTTACTGATTCGTAGAACCAACCAACTACAGTATTTGCCGCAATGGCTGCAATATTCCCGTGAATAGTTTTACCCGCAGGATTAAGCGTTAAACTATTAAAAGCCACCCTTGACGAAATAATAAACTCCTGCTTATCTACAGGGTTTGTTGGCATTGGCATTGTACCGGAAACAATAGGGGACCCTCTGTCAATTACTACCAGCATATCCGCCGTAGTTAGCTGTATGTCGACTAAATCTTGTTCGGTCACTACTCTGCGTTTTTCGTATAAGTCCATAGTGTTTTAATTTATTGGTCCTACTGTTGTTGTACTGTTTACTCCTACCGGTATGAATTTTATATATGATCCTGTGTTCGTTTCTGCTGTTCCTGACGGTTGTACTGAAAATTGTATGACAGGCTGAACCGTACCCCCTGCGTCCATTGATATAAATCCCTTAAAAAATACGTAGTTGCGTGCGCCGGTATTCGAAGCGTTTACAGCATTTGGAGCAACCGCATCTATGCTTACATTTCTTATAGAGTTTATAGTTGTATTTATTGCCGAAGCATAAGAAGTGGCTGTGTATTTTATCCAGTTGATCGTTGCGCCTCCGGCCAGCGTGAAACCCATAAGCGTAACGTGTGAAGTTGTTCCTGATGTAATATCATAGTACCCGTCTATTTCGTAAAGCGTAGAACCTTGTAAAGTAAAAACGTCCTGAGAACTACCAAAAACAGGTTGTACGCTTGTGTTGTCAGTTAAGGTATTTGCACTTTGAGCTATTGTAATGGCTGGAGTCATTACATACCCCTCACCTGTTAATGTCGTTGCCCTTAATGATTTTGAAACTGCGTCTGAATTTATTGTAACAGTTCCTGAAGTGCTACCGTCAAGTATTAATGACCTTGAATAAATATCTTTCCAGCTATTCGCTGAACTTCCTAAGTCGTCCGTGTTATCAGCATCACTTACTAAAGAGGTATTGATGGCTACAGCAGATAGGTTGCTTAATGCGGTGTTCGCCCCGCTACCGCTTCCCGTTGTTGTGTCGGCCGTACTTAAATATCCGTTCGCGTCAATTCTTACCGCTTTAGTACCCGCCGCTGCGGGCAGTCCTGTAAATCGCATTTTACCAGCAAATACGCTTGTGTCGGTTGTACCTGCCTGGTAAATTGCGTATGGGTTCGTTACATTAGCGTGGTCTATCGGGTCAATATAAAGTCCGTAACGGTTCGTAAGAGTCGGGGCAATATTTTTTGTAGCTCCCAAGACTATATCGGAATAGCTTAAAATACTGCCTGGTGAATCCGCCTCTATAATATATTTGGTATTTGCCATAAATGCGCCTATGGTTCTACTTATGCCGTCCGTAGCAAATTTTAATTGCGTAAGCGCCGGCGATAGTGCCGCCGTCGTGCCTCCATTTATTATACTCGTTACTGATCCCGATTTATCTAAAAATCCGCCCCCCATTGCGTAAATTATCGCTACATCGTCAACTAATGCCGACTGAAAAGTTAACAAACTGTCGGGCTTTAAATACCCCTGTACTAAAAAAGCAGCCAAAGGATTTTGGATATAAGAGTTCGGTAAAACCGTTCGTCGGTCTACATGCAGGCCCCGGTCAGTATATGCGGTCGTACTTGTAATAGTATCATAGGCGGGAATATAAACATAAGATAGTGTTGAACTTTGCCCCGTTCCAAACTTCGCCTTACCCAATACCCGTAGACCGTATTTTTGGACGCCTGTAAAAGCCAGCGGGTCATAAGTCGGTGTAATATCCACCGCAACAAGTACGTCGCTATTCGCTGCCGCAGTTAAGGTCGGTTGAAAATTCGTACCTCTTGCCAATGCCGCTGCCGCCGTAACCGCAGGCGCAAATGATTTAACCCCTGCTATAGTTTGGTCGGTCGTTAGATCAACAAATGATCCGCTGGTAATCGGGATAGTATCCGTACCAACTTTTATCCCGCCGGGTACAGCTCTAATTACTTCAAACCTCGTTCTTCCGCTACCATAGTTATATAAAAACCCAAGAGAATCCCTGGTAGCGTTCTCAATAATTAAATTACTATTCCCATTCTGCTTCATTATTTTAACGCTGTCATATCGTAAATAACCAGTGGTTTGAGCAAAACACGTTATAGAAACCAGCGTCAATAACGCCAATAATATTTTTTTCATAACAAAATTTTAAAGGGAGGGAAGCCCCTCCCATTAATTAACTATTCGCAACGCAAGCATCAAAAATGCCCGCAGGAGCGTCGTAAGGACATGGAACATCTTTTCCAGACCATTTTACAAGAACATCCCAAACCACTTCAGTAGAAGGATCTTCCTGAACAGGATTCTTAGGAATCACCTGTACAGTCGCATCAATCAAATGAATTTGAGTTTCTGTTCTGTAAGCCGCTTTGTACTGACGGGAGTTTTTAAGCGTATTGTAAAAAGTACAATTCTGCCTGTAGTTGGGATCCTGGTACTGTAACTGGAAATTATATCCGGTTAACCTTGTAACCTGGTCTCCATAACCTGGGCTTTCTACTTCGGCGCCCCCGTCAAACGTTCCTTTGGTCTGAGGAATCAAAATGATATCACCACTTGCAAAGCCCGCTTCCCATTCCGTTGGATCGGTAGGGTCAACAAAAGCAAATGTGGTTTTAATAAACGCCATAGACCTGATCCGGCCCTGTTCGATTTCTTCGCAGGGGTCGCATATATGATCGGGTACTAAGTCGTCACAATTGGAAGGATAATATACTGACATAGTATTTTTTTTAAGATTTAGAAATGCATTTCGGGAAACAGGTTTTGTCAAGCGTTACAATCACGCTATAACCAATTTGTATCAATCTTTGTGTGGCTGAAAGACGAAAGGAGGTCTCTCCGTATTCTTGCCGCCACACCTGGCCATCATTCAGGATAGCATTTGTAACACCTATTCGTATTGATTTATAACCTTCAATCTTCAGGATACCGGTTATTCTCGCCTGAATAAGTGTATATAGTTCATCGGTTTTTACACCGCATTTTTTTTCATCAAAAAATATAATCAGCGCCATACCATATGTATTCGACAGGTCGCTTAAATTGTCTCCGTATCCGCTACGGCTTACGTTGGCTGCTGAAAGCGTTAACTCTTTATGATATGACTGAAAAGGATATGTATCATCTACCCCCGCATATTTAATCCATTCATCCCCAGATATAGGAAGTATCTTATCGTCCTTCACCGCAGTTCTTGCAATACCGAAGACTTTCGCACCGGGTACGAGTTCACACAGTTGCTCATTAATCCAATTAATTATTGATAGCAGCATTTACCAGCTCGTTTATTCTGTCAATAGCATATTCTGTTTCTTCCTTTGATAGCACACTGAAAATCTTTCCTTTGCTCTGCTCGACCCATTTCAATTTTTGTGCATTGAATGAGTTTAAGAATCCTATCCCGTAACCATTGGGCGTTGCGACAACAGACCAGTCGTTTTCTAATTGCCTGGTAAGTGAAACAATCACCTTAGTATCCGTGCCTCGGTTTTTTCTTTCTCTTTCTTTTAAATAGGCATTTGAGTAAGTACCAATAGGAGAATTGTCAGAAGCCAGCCCCTTTTGATGAATCCGCTCTGTGATCATCGGAATTATCTCAGTGGCAACAGGGCGTAATAAGTACTCACGGTCCTTGAGTTTATTCAAATCCGCCTGAAGCTTTTCAAATACTTGCCTGATGTTTGTACGTACTGTTATCACGGCAAAAACACGACGATTTCCGGGTTGCCGCCGCATTCTAAACAGCAGCTATCCGTATTCATCAATTGTACGCCTTGCTTGAGAGCTTTTTCGTATTCTAATTGGTAAAAAACCTGAAGTTCTTTTGCTTGTTCTCTGTCAACAGTTGTGTACCTGGTGACCCTATCGGAATTAAGTCGGAATATCATTAACCATACACCGAGTAAATATTTCCATGCTAAAGTAAGTTCCTCCACATTCTCACATATTAAATCATCATAAACGCATGTCTTGTTTAACTTATAGCATTTCGTCATCTCATTGATAACATCCAGCCGAAATTGAGCTACTGCGGAATTTTGAACATCTTCCCAAACTCCCAAATATGTGATTTGTTCGCTGTCAGCTATTTTATCAATAGATTCTATATTAATACCCGGTAATGAATTCAAATAAATCCCCGATGCAGGCACTTCATAAACACCCCTGTTACAGAAGCTAAGACCAATATGATCGATAAAGCATGTAAGCATAGCGTTGTTTAAAAATGAGCCCGGCCTTCACCGGGCCCGTATATTAAGAGCCGTCGGCGTAATTATCCAGCATAGGCGTATGAACCACCACCACCAGCGTTATTGCTGAAGAAATACTTCAGCGTACCATTGGTACCAGAAAGTTCATCACCAGCTGCATATGCATCGGGTTGTACCCAAAGACCGTAGTTTTTAGATACAATAACTTGCCAGCCACGGTTTACCGTAGTTGGGCCGCTTGGTCCTTCTACTTCCGTAGGGCAGTCAATGTATTTCAACTGTACATCAAATTCTGTGATTTGACAAGGGTCTGCACAACCGAAATCTGCAATTGGTAAAGCAGCGGTAAAGAACCAGCTGTTGCCTTTTTGACCACCCGCAAAGAAGCGTTTATATTTCAAACGCTCAATCAGCTTAACTGACCCGGGAGCAAATGCACCTACTGAGTTGTCACCCCATATAGTCTGAGAATCTTTATCAAAGAAAAACCTTGGCATTCCTAAACGGGACAGATCAATGCCGGCACTATTGCAACAAGCTATTATTCTGCTCATTTCAAACGAGCTAAACAATCCGCCGCCAACCAAACAAGGCTCACCACAAATTTCATTCTCCTGGAAATCCCTCAACATATCAATTACGCCGTTATCCAAAATTAATTGGTCGCCGTTTCTGTCAATGTTGATGACCTTACCAGTTGCGGACCCGGTTGTGATGTTTTCACCGAATACTGTTGCCATGTCCGTAACAAGGTCACGGTTCATTTTCTTCATTACAATATTAGCGGTTTCCTTGAAAAGTTCGTAATGTTCCTGTGCGATTTGGGTGGGAGGGGCGCCGATTGAACGGGTGCGGCTTGCATCTTCACAATATTTACTCAATTCCTCATCGGAGAGGAAAAAAGAGCTTGAAGCAAATGTAAGACCTGGTAAACTCCATTCCAGTTTAACAGGAATGCGATTAATATCGCAATTGTCTTCATCCTGAACATCGTCAAGAACTGGTCGTTGACGGTAAGAAACCGTTAATGCTCTTTGATGACCAAACTCATCATATCCGTCATTAACGGGGTTTACAGAACTGTTCTGGCAGCACTGTAACATAGCCAGAAAGCCAGCATTGTGCAGCTTACGGCTGGGTGCGTTGTCGCCTGCCACTTCTTCGATAGTACGTAAGAGGGCTGGGCAATATCCTGATGCCATAGTAAAAATTTAAAATGTTGAATTAATCAGCCCGGCACAGCTTGCTTTGTAGCCTTTTCGTAGTTATTTCTACTTTCAGCTAATGCAGCCGATAGGGCTGTGTTTGTTGTGTTTTGTGCGCCAGGCACCTTTGTAGGTTGGATATTGCCGTTGCCAGCCGGTTCTGAGACCTTTAAAATTTTGGACAGTGACTTATCTATGAACGATTGCGGAGTAAACTGCGTATGATTGTCCCCGAAAAGATTGGTTCCGTCTTTTTTTATTAAAGACAGGTTACCCCTTTCATCAAACGTAAATTCCGCATCGCTATCCTGAAGAGATTTTGAAAGCAGCGATCTTACCGCCGCCTGTTTTGCATCGCTGGGTAATTCATCATAAACGGTTTTATATCCGGATAGTAAGTTATCAAGCTTACTTTCTATATGAATACCCTTGATTTGTTTTTCGTAGGTAGTTTTTAATTCACTCTGTTTCCTGTGTTCTTCTGCCAGTTTTGAGTGAAGGTCAGTGATTTGAGTTTGAAGGGTATTGGCTTTACCAGCATCGGCGCCCACTTTCTTACTTTCCAGTTCCTTTATTTTCCTTGCCAGAGCAACAGCCCTTTTGGTACTGGATTGTTCACCCTTCAACTCTCCGATGGCTGTTTCATCCAATCCGAATTCCGAAGCGAGGCTTTCAATTTCAGCATCCAATCCATTGTAAGCCTGAGCGAAGTAAACCCTCTTTACCTGCGGGTGATTATTTGTCGCCGCGGCAATGGTGAGTAAGTTGTTATCTAAAGAAGTGGCAATTTCATCGGGTATTTCAGCCGACAAATCACCGTCATAAGTTACACCGGCTTTCGATAATAGTTTCTTTACGAGATCGGACGCTGATACAGGCATAAATTATCTTTTTGGTTTTTTGGGCTTCTTTTTGCCACAAGATGAACAAGGCATATTATTGATTTTTTGGTTTAGGACCTCTTTTCTTTATCACAACACTGGGGATAATTTCTCCCACTACTTCAATCTCCATAGCCAGGTGTTTAAACCCATTCCTTAACAACCGCCTGTTTTTGGCTTCCAATTGCTTCCGTGCTGATAGGGGAAGGAATGTTTCATTGTACTGAGCTTCACCATCTATGATCTGTGGAATTATGCCGTTGGTTGTTTTGGGAGTTATTACACGTAGATAAGAGCCTGTGAAATACATGTGTGTATTATTTTCAGTAAAAATAGAAAGTTCTGAATCTATAAAGTCTACATTTGATACAATATATATCATAATTATGGAAACCATTATTGCAGAAGATAAAATACCCGATATTATTGTACGCGATATCCACCCGGATGTGCATAAAATTTTACTCAGGGAGCAAACAAATGAGAAGGAAAAGAGGGGAATAAATCAATATTCCCTTTCCTCGACTATTCAAAAGATAGTCAGGGAGTGGGAAAAATGTATAGGCGCAAAGAAATAAATGAAAAAAATGCCGGACCAAGAAGTATCACTTATAATTACCGCTTGTGGGCGGCCTGACTTACTGGAAAGGACTCTTGATTCATTTTATAAACACCTGGATTTCGAATTATCAGAAGCGTTGGTTTATGAAGATTGCGGTATTGCCGATATTAATAAAGAGGTGGAACAAAAGTTTTCACATGTAAAATTCATTCAGCCTGTTTTTAAAAAAGGTCAGGTTGTGGCCCAAGATACATTATGGCGCCAGGTTAAATCACCTTACGTATTAACCTGGGAGGAAGACTGGGAAACCTACAAATCTGGATTCTTTAAAAAGGCTATTGATATATTGGAGGCCGACCAAAAAACATTACAAGTTCTTTTCCGTCACCCGATGGACAATAACGGTCATCCTACTTTAATTGGTGGAATAGGTCATAGGTATCTTTCAACCAATTACAGGTGGAAAGGTTTTAGTTTTTCCCCTTCGCTCAAAAGGTTATCCGATTACAAGCGAATTGGATCTTACGGAAATCATACCAAATTTAACCCAGAAAACCCTTCGTTAAGCGAGCATAAGATAGGTGAACTATATCACAGGTTAGGATATAGGGCAGCAATATTAAAAGAGGGGTATGTCAGGCATATAGGAAACAACAGGCATGTAAATTAATTATATGACACTACATCAAATTGGGCTGAAACATGGAACAGACAAGGCCACTCATCATTTGTACTGCGATTTCTATGAAAAAGAGTTGGAAGGGTTGAACCTAAAGCGCATACTTGAAATAGGGGTTAAGGATGGGGCGAGTCTTAGAATGTGGAAAGAGTTTTACCCGAATGCCGAAGTTATCGGACTGGACATTACTGATCCGTTGACTATTCTGGGATGTATTACGCTAAAAATAGACGCTACCGATGTTTACAGCCTTGGCGATCTTGGAAAGTTTGATTTAATTATTGACGACGGATCACATAACACTAAGGATCAGCAAATATCGTTTCAGTATTTATTTAATCACGGTTTGAACCATGGCGGAATTTATATTATTGAGGACGTACACACCTCTTTTTACACCGAGTACATAAATAGCAAATACACTACCTATCACCTGTTTAAAGATAAAGGCAAGCTTTACCAGCGTATCAATGGTGACACATCCGATTCAAACACAATACTTATTAAAAAATGACGCTACCAACAAAATCCGAATTAGATGCAATCGACATGCGGCCTGTTGTTTCTAAATTCAAAAATGTCGATGAGGTGAAATTTTTATCCATGTCTGCAGGTCAGGAGCACTATCGCTTACTTAGGTGGATAAGCGAGAATTATAAAAATTCCGTCATTGCTGAGGTGGGGACATATATGGCTCTTTCTACTGTTTGTTTAGCATGGGAAAAAACAAACGCTGTAATTTCTTATGACGTTACCTACGATTACTTGAAGTGGAAAGAAAGGCCCGACAATGTGGCTTGTATATTAATGCCGCCCGACCAAAACGGATTTCCAAAAAGCATCATCAATGCCGGGATCATCTTCATTGATACAAACCATTATGGCGTGATGGAAAAAAACGTTTTTGACTATCTAATAGCAAACGAATGGAAAGGTGTTTTAATTTATGATGACATTTATCTTAACGATGAAATGACGGCTGCATGGGATTACATTAGCGTTGAAAAGATTGACGCTACTTCTATAGGGCATGTTTACGGAACCGGAATAATTGAAATAAAATGACACTTTATACAAGATCAAATAATGATGAGTTGTTTTCAATGATGGCATCTTTCATTCCGGAAAAGTTGGATATAGTAAAATGTGATTGGTTCAACCATTGGACAGATGCAGAAAGTTATCTTCATTTTATTATTCAGCAGGGAAGTGGATGGATTATTAATTGCGATAACGATTGTTTTGTGCATGATTGGCCTCGCATTGAACGATTGGTAAATTATATGAAAACAAACAAGCAAACCCATTGCGGAATGAGGGACGCTGGCATTTCACCTCATCGCAATAATGACCATGAGGTTATGAATCCATTTTTCAACATTTTCAATGCGAATGCAATTAAGCCAATGTTAAGTGGTATTCAGCCGGTTGAAAATAATATTGAACCGTACAACTCTTTTTTTAAACACCTGCACCATCACGGGAATCCCCTGTATCTTGATGCGGCTACTAGATCAGACGGTATTACCACGCACCTTCAGGATAATGAAGGTAATTACTTTGCCCTGCACTCATGGTATAGCCGGGAATACTCAACACAAAAAGACAGGATTAATAAAGTTTTTAATGATGCTAAGTATTATAGTTCCATATAGAGATAGGGCTGGTCATTTATCCCTCTTTATTAAGCACATGCGGGCAAGGTTCAGGAAGGAAGAAATATTAATTGTCGAACAGGAACAAGGCAAACCTTTTAACCGGGCAAAGCTTTTAAATATAGGGTTTTTAAATACCAGTGCTAAATATGTAGCTATGCACGATGTTGACATGTTGCCATTTAAAGCCGACTACTCTTTTCCTGTTAACCCTACTCATATAGCAACCAAGTGCAGTCAATTTAGATACAAAATGCCGTTCAAAGAATACTTTGGCGGAGTGACTCTATTCAACAGGGAGGATTTTATAAAGGTAAACGGTTATTCTAATGAGTTTTGGGGCTGGGGTGGCGAAGATAATGAAATGCATGACCATGTAATAAAATCTGGGTTGACAATATCCAGACGTAAATGCACTTTTGAATGCTTGCATCACCGAGAATCAGACAGGACCAACCACCTGGACAATGTAGAGCTATGGAAAAAAGGAAGGGGTGAACAAGACGGACTAACTCATTGCAATTACGAAATATTGAAAAAATATAATCATGGCGACTATATCAAAATTAGTGTTGGACTTTAGAACAGCTGATGACCTGCCTAAAGAAGACGGACTAAAATTCGCTATCTTCAAAATTGAATCTGCCGGTAAATTTATCGGCCACGATTGGGGATTCGCTAATTATGAAAACGAAGAATTTGAACAGCTGCAAGATTCAGAAATGACCGGAACTGTTGTAAAATGGTGTGAGTTGCCTACAACGAAAATTATGTTTTAAAAAGCTTACTTAGCATTTATATTAACCCATCGTTGGTATTCAGGTGTTGCAAATACTCTTTCCCTTACTTCCAAAGGCACCTGTCTTTCGGCAACCGGGCGAATTTGGTGCCCGCATTGATAGCCGCCACGACGAATAAAAAAGTTATCAGGATTAGTTCCCGGGATCATTCCATGTGGCAATCCAGTCTTATCATAAAGAGGAACTTTTGTTTTTACTCCATCCTTAAAATAATATAGACCCTCCGCCCGCAGTAGCCTAGGAACCTCAGAAATATGAAAGTATGGCTGATCGGTCATTGCGTCACAAAAAGGGCGAGTCGTATCGATATCCGTATTGTCGTATTTAAACCACGTATAGCCCAAATCACTACTGACGATCTGCGTGTACTGTGAATTGTATTGATTCAGTGAGTCAACCGTTACCTGTTTGGCGTACTTATCCAAATACCCCTTTTGCTCAGTATTTAATAGCCCGTCCCTTAACTGTGCGGTGAGTTGTTTGTAAGAACCGCCTGCTGTGATATTTGTCCTTAAAATATCAATTATCCTGTCAGAAACATTAGCCCCAATACCAGATTCAGTTAATTTTCCTACAACATCGGTAATAGCTTGTTTTCTGATTTCTTTTAATAAAGGACGCGGCTTAAACGTGCTTTCCAGACCTTTCCAGTACTCGTTTTGTAAAGCGGTAACTTGGTTAAAAGCTTTGGCGAATTCCCTGACCTCTTGCTTGTATTCATCAGTAAGGACAATTCTATTGATCTTTGATTTAATAGAGGAAAGAATAGACAGGTTTTTAACCGTTGGCCTTATTTTGCCATCGGAATAAAGCTCAAGCCTGTTTACATCTTCAACTATCGCATCATACATTGACCGCTGGCTCGCCGGTATCGATCGGTTGAACTTCTTGATCGCCTGAGTTATTTTATTCAAGACCTCCGTCATCTATTTGCATTTGATTTTCAGATTCCAGTTCCTTTGCGTACTCATTCATTTTTTGTTTCTGATCACTCAGTTTTTTATCAGCAAAATTCTTATCCTCATCCAAAGCCCTTTGTACGAATTCATGAATATTTGAGCTGATAATATAAGATATCTGGGTAATTCCTTTATTACTCAACCGGCTCATTTTGTCATCCTCAGATATATTAGCTAACGGGTCAAGGTTTAAAACAAGCTCAACCCTATTTCTTACTTCAGGATCACTATTAAACGCCTTGTTTGCGTATTCAACTTCCAACGCATTTATAATAACAGCATTGCTATTATTTGTTTTTGCTGAACTTAATTGAGCTTCCAGGTGAGCAGATGAAAGAATGTCATATTTTTCCGGCACTGAAACTGTCGGCACCATGTTATTAATATCTTCATCACCGTACTGAAGCTTATACCTGTATTTGGCAATGGTCCAGTACAGCCAGTCCATATTTCTTACCATGTCCTCCGCAATGGAATGGACCGTATTATTCAGTTCATCTTTATCGACCTCCTTCGCCATTCCTGATTGATTCAAAGGAGTGATCATTAAAAACTCAAAATTTATAGAGGCAAGAGCATTGTGAATATGCTTATCGATGCTATCCTCCTGGACCTTGACTATTTCAACATCCTTTTCTACAAATCCAGCAGGGGGAGTAGGGATATTGCCCTGTCCCTCAATAGCAAGATTAGGACGAACCATTATTTTAGAATAGGGGCCCGCAGCGACATATCCCTTGTAACAACTTTTATTATCACATTCCACATCGCATTGAACTGATGCATCACACCCCACAAACCATGCGGGATTTCTCCTTTTGCCGGTTCCTTTACACTCGGAGCACTCATGTTGAGTGTATTCCCATCGCTCTGGATAGATGTGTAAGACTTTTGCTGCCTGCAAATCTGAATATTCCCTTATCGCTTCATCAAATTCAGGAATAACCCCCGAAATACGGCTTTCATATAAATAACGATCGCCTTCAGAGCAGTTGACTATGGCCCCTATTTTATAAACAGGCAAGTACTCCAACCCATGTTCGTAGTCTAAAGCAAGTGTAAAATTACCTCGCCCGTCCGTCTGATCATATCTCTGAATTCTTTCAGTAGTAACAACGAAGAAAGATTTTCCGGAAAACTCCCCCCTTGAAGTTGAATAAGTACACCCTTGCGGATTAACCAGGATGGCAAAATCATTGTCCAAATAATCAACGACATGGCATGAATCAAAAATATACGGGAATGGTTTTAAAAACTCATTTTCTTTCGTGACAAGCTCTGGATAAAGAAAGACTACGGAATTTGGATCCACCAGGTACTTTTTCAACCATACCGAATACATCCAATTGGTAATACTGGTGAATTTGGGGAAGTTCCATTCGCAATAATCTTCCAATGTCTCTCCATCTGGAATTTTCGGGAAGTCACCTTCGTAGCGAATAGACCAATCCGAAGATCTCCTTATTTTAGATAAGCTGGCAAGTATCTTCGAGAAGTAAGGTTTTGTTTTCGGGATGAAAATCGTCTTACGATAACAAAGAACTTCCTCCGGTTCGTTTGGCCGTCTTTCATCTAATAATTTGCAAGGATATGAGCCGTCAGCATGAACAGCCATTGCCTCCGCTTGTTTTACTGAATCTTCATAATAACAATGCCTTTGGCTGACATCATCAGTGAAGTATCCTTTTAGCTCCTGTGCTGTAAATTCTAACTTTGGCATTTTTTACATTTTAATTCTTTCCGGCAATACCGCCTTTTTTGATTGTAACGTGAACAGGTATTGCAGCTTTAATTTGTTGTGAGCTGCCTTGCAAACTCTATTATAACAGTCTTTCATCGTTCCGCTGGCATAATTTCCTCCAACGGACAGTAAGTAATAATTTCTCGCTATGTCAGCCAAACCCTTTCCTTCACCATGAAGTCGGTGCCAATAAGCTGGCAACCATCTAAACTGATGCGGTTCAATACCCAGTTTACACGCCGCTATATTAATAGCTAATTCATCGGGAATATGCCCAGCAAATTTCCTAGCGTCAACTTTCGGCTTGGCGTAAATCTTTTTAGCTTCCTCAAATAATTTCTTTGAAATAGCTCCTTTTTTGAAATAAATAACTTCGCTTCGCCACTGGTAGTATTTTCCTGACAGTTTATATTTTTCTTTTGCTTCACCTACATCACACCAATAATGGTACATTAAATTACCCTTATCATCCCCTGTTTCATAATCAAAATATCCTTCCGTTATGCTGGTAAAATCGACATTTTGAAGCTCAGAAAATAGCTGTGAAGGCTTCCTGTATGGTAACCATGCCATATCTGCATCCAGGTACAATGTGTGCTGGTAAGGGGAGTGATCATATAAACACAATTTTGCTGCAAATGAATTTGTTTCTATTTCAACAATGGAATCAAATATATCTCGCTGCTTTTGGCTCAGGTGATTTAATCCTGATCCATTATACAAAACAGCGACAGGGATATCTTCAGTTGATTTTATAGTAACTGCCAGATTATATGCCATTCGTCCGTAAAAAGGAGCTCCTGTTGCTATTATGACTATTCCGTTTAACATGGTTCGACGTAATTATATATTGTAAATCCACTTGCCGATTCAAAATAGATCGGCGTATTTGATTCATCAGTTAACATACACAACTCCTTAAAATTTACCACTACAGTAAACTGCAACACTCCATTACAATCCATGTAGTTAACAGTATCACTTGGAACATCCGGCCATTGTGTATGATTCAAAAGAAACTTTCCGCACACTGTTACTTCTGGAGGAACCGGAACTGTAAATTCTACACTTGTCCAATCACTAAACGAGCCACCGCCGCAGTCCTTCCTTATGGAAAAGACATAGCACGCTCCTGGAGCCAGGTCATTAAATATCACTGAATTTCCTGATGTAGTACCTGTTTGAATTGGTGTGCCTAAATTATCGCATGTGTAAAGCTCCCATTCAAAGTCTCCGCTTCCCGTCCATGTTATTTCATCTTCACCTGCTTCAATATTTTCATAAACCGGCTCGCCTGCTGCTTCGCAGGTTGGTTCCGTTCCTACTACCGTTCCTTTGATGTCGGCTTCATCGTACGCTCCATTCGGACACGTAACCCGGTATGTTGCAAGCGTAACTAGCTCAGCTGAAGGGAGAGGAGTTTTGAGAATTATTTCAACTTCGCCTGTTTCCTCGTCAATTGTCGCTGAGTCTACGTAAGTGGGATTGAAATAAACGATTTCCGACGTAGCGGGGAAACAACATATAGTATCGTTTTCAAAAACATTAATTGTCACGGTTTGCCCCTCCTCCAAAGGGTCAGGTATAGTATCATCCACGGTCTCAAGCTGGCTTACCTCTTCGCAGGTTTGACAATTATCATTCGTCGCAGCAAAAGGAGTTACCTGTATTTGAACCTCCGCCTGACCAAGGGGATAGTCTAAAAAGTCAGGCCATTCAATTTTGTATTCTCCGTCTACTGCAACTCCGCCAACGTAGCGATCACCTTCTATATTTACTTCGTCATGGTTTAAGGCAATACTTAATCTTTGATGCATCCGCGCGGGCATGTAATCGGTAACCAGGTTAAATGTCTTCCTGATCACCACAGATAAAGTCTTTGTACTTCCATTAGCCAAACGGAACCTGTTTGCCTCCGTTGGGAACTGCGGGGTTTTAATGTATAAGGGAAGTCGTATTCTGTTTTTAAAAGGCATCTTATTTAATTTATCTTATAACTATCACACCTGAAGCAGTTCCGCCGAAGTCAAAACTTATCATCGTCGGTGGCATAGCGTCAAATGTTGCTGTAATTCCCATATTTACCAGTGCTCCTGATCCGTCATATATCCATACCTGAACAGTAGGCACAGTTCCGTACTGCGCCTGCAGGAAAGCTGTATATGGAATATTTAACGTCTCCTGGTTCACGAATTCTACTATCGTTGGGTCGCAAACCAATGAATCATCTACCGTTGCCTGACCAGCGTTACAATAATTATAACCAGCAAAGTTTTCATCGTTACCAAACTCAACAACAGACGTAAAGCAATCATCGGGGATCCTCTGAAAACAATTCGAGCAATAGTTTACTTCGTCAATTACCACGCGGATAAAAAAACACTCTCCTTCATTGTAAAATCCTAGCATTCCGGTAAGTCCGTGCGTCCAATTATAGAGAACCTGAAAATCACTTATTCTATATCTCTCAGGCTGTTCGTCAAATAATATATCAAAATCCTCCTGATCGCAATCGGCAACCATCCCCATTTGAATTCCACTGGCTCCCGGTTGGCAAAGTGCGTCCGCTTCCTCAATAGTATCAGCCTGCACAACAAATTGATAGGCGACATCCGATTCAGCGTAAACAGGAAGGCAGTCTTTAAACTCTCCATGAATACAATGAGTCTCCGGTGCTTCGCCGTCAAAGCGCACGAAAGAATTAGTGGGCGTAATTATAGAATATCCCATTTTAATCGTAGTGTTAAATCCGCCTCACCTTTCACTGGTTTGTAAAGCAGATTAGTGATAAATGCTTTTATGTAATCTCCCGTTCCACACTGCACAGAAATATATCCGTAAGGATTAGCCTTTATTAAATTGAAATCCCTTAATGACATCGGGTAAGTGAACTGAATATTATCAGGCTTCCAAAGGGGATAGGGAGGATCTGCAAAATGACTCCTTAAAAGATCATCATTTTCGGCCCTGACCAAAGCTTCAAGTTTGCACGCGTCACCTAATGGAAGCTCGCCCTCTGCTTCCAAATTTCCTGTACCAGATGAAAATATTATCTTACTCGTTGTGTTTGATATGTTAGCGTAAGACTGTGCTAACGATTTCCACCACCGCATTAAATTGTAAAATGGCCTTATCCTCCAATTATAAGCAGTAGCAGGAGAGAATAGGTTTGCACCATTATCAATATTGCCTTGCTCCACCTGGTAATTATATCCACCTCTCACCACGCAAATGATAAAAGTATCATTGTCGTACTTTGTATCCGCTCCGCCCGACTCAGCAAATGACTGCTGTCGTATTTGCTCGATAGGATAACCGCCGGCCATAAAAGCACTTGTTAAGTCAATTGGATTAGAAATACTTTTAAGCGATGTCCGAAATTCTTTATTTGAGTTGAATTCATCCAATCCTTTTGCGCCCTCGGTCTCCCATTTCTTGTACCCTATTTTAATAATCGAATATGCCTCAGTGTCATCGGCTGAATATTGAGCTTTCGGCACAAACGGCATGGACATTATTTCTGTATCCTGGTAAAAATATTCAACCGGTTCAATCCTTAACTGATCGCCTTCAACCCCCATTCCTATGTTGTCAATTGGATTCAGGCCTTCGAACAAATCTTTAAGACTCATGAAATGAACTGGATTCTCTGCATTCCTTAATCTTAACCCAGAAGAAAGCACCCTCAATGAACCGCAGCCATCCTCAGCAGCGGCATAAGGTTCTGAATCGGTCCGTCCGTAGTAGTCAGATTTAACCGTTAAACAACGATCCGTAATAGCTTCTGTTATCCTTGACGCTGTTTCATGAATGAGAGAAACAACGGCGTCCGAATCGGGACAAACTCTAACCGCCTCAATTAAAACATTCGTCTCGGGGTCAAATTCAATATGAACAGTAGGTGTATCTGAAACAGAGTCAAACCCTGATACCTGAACGAAATTATACAGCCCAAGTCCAAACGCTAAGACCTGGGAAGTGCTGAATATATAATCAAATTCAATAACTGTATCGGCAATATAGTTTTCCGCTCCTCCAAGCGTCTGTGAATTAATTACAAGAAAGCTTGTCGAGCTGAATATATCACCTCCCTCTCCATCCCACGTAGCAACCATTCCCAAAATGTTTAACCCGGTGACATCGGTATTTATTCTCAATCGTCCTTTCATTCTGAATGCCATATCGAAATTTCCATCAAAGCAAATAGGATTATATTCAACCAAAAGCTGTGGGCTCATAGGAAGGAAAGGAAAGTCGTCGGACGTTTGTGTGTAATTATTAGCCGGGATTAATTGGCCCGTTGGAATGCTGTTATCAATTTCATTATTGTAGGTTGGGCGAATAGCCATAGCGAAAATATCAACAGCTGTCAGGTCTGCATATTCTATATCATTAGTGTCGTCCGTTACAGATCCGTTAAGGCTTACGGGAATATGCTGGGCGGCAAGCTCCATTTCAAAATTTAACCCGCCGTAGGAGGGGAGGACAGTAGTTCCATCAAAAGCAAGTGTCTTACTTAAATCAACCTTTTGATCGTACCTGTTTCTTAAAGTCATTGTACACCCTTCCATTTCTACAGGAATAGAGACAAGACATTCATTACCACATGATCTTTTATACTTCCTGAAATCCAATTTCCCTGTAAGGATGTCATTCTCCTGCCCGCAGGTTGCTACAGCTCTAAATGTGACATCAGAAGCAAATCCCAGTGTTTCTTTTTTATCAACCAGGTAAGCCGCGGCCGTGCCATAAAAACTAAGGTCCGATGTACTCGCTTCAAAGAATATTCCATGCATCAAGTCATCACGTTTGGCACGGATAACCACATCCGAAAAGCCAATCGGCTCATCAACTTCTGTATCATCCAAGAAAAAAGTCCAATCAATCATCTTTTAAAAGAATAGGTTTTATCAAAATAATTAACCTTCATCAGCCCGTTATAAACAGACTCGCTTATAAAATCCTTGTCTATATTGATTTGTGTTCCTGGCGCCGGAACAAATCCTTTAATTATCGCTGCGGATAATTTATTGTAATCCATCTCCTGATTCTTACTGGCTCGCATTAATGACCTGTCCACATGCGGGATCATGTTCTTTGTTTCAGCATGTGTGAAAATCTTATCCTTACTGCCCACATAAACCAATGTTGGCTTAGTGGCTACATGCATGGATCCATCAGCACGTTGAATTAATTCCGGTCCTGCTTCACCCATGATACCCGGGCCTTCATAATTATCTTTTTTACCTTTTGAGAATTTAGGAACAGGGCGGGCAATGACAATAGCCGCCTGAGCTCCGGCTAAAGCTCCATAAATAGCCGCAAGTACCGGCCCGCCTGTCCTTAAACCCTGCAGTATAGCTGATGGGATAGCAAGTAAGGCTTGGAAAACTGCAATCTGTTTATCTCTTTGAGCTTGTTGATTTTTTATTTTTCTCTCCTCAGCATCTATTCTTTTTTGCCTGGTGATAGCTTCTTTCTCCGTGATGGCTCCTGCGTCCTGTAATTCTTTTAGTTTCCTTTTCTGCTCATCCAGACGTTGGTTTTCTTTTTCCGCCTGAAGGGAGAATATGCTATCCAGAACATTCGTTACCTCGGAAAGAACGGCTATGGTGTCTTCAACCGCTTTAATATTATTCTGCTTAATTTTTTCGTTATTAGCTACGGTGATACCAAGTCGCTTATTCTCCGCATCCTCCCAAACTTTATTCCGATGGTCCAAAAGCTGCGCCTCTGTGAGGGTAAATTCTTGTTCATTGATCAACCCGGCATCAAATAATTTTTGATTTGTTTGAAGCCTTTTATTTATACCCTCCTGTTCAATTTGCTCCAGCTGATCAATAGCATTTATCCTGACTTCCAATTTCATTCTCTCATCATCAGAAACACGTTGTAATGCCCGCTGTGCTGATCCGTTATTAGCCAAAGAAAGACTGGCTTCAAAGTCAGCTGCCTGTTGGATAGCTGCTTTTCGGGCCTCTAAAATAGCCCTGTCTCTTTTAGCGTTTATCTCCTGAATCTTTGCCGCATTCCCGTTGGCAGCGGATATTTCCAGTCCCGCCTGAACATCCAACAAGCTTTCCGTGAGTTCTAATTTCCGTTCGTTGGATAAATTTATTTGCTGCAGCTCTGTGTTAAGATCGCTGGCAATATCATTTAATATTTGATCATTCCTTGCCCGATTGAAATCCTTTTCCAGTTGAAGACGGTCCTTAAAGAATTGCTGAATTAAAACCTTCTTTTGGTTATTGGTGAGTTTTTCGCTTTCAAGGCCAACTGCTAATTCTGCCCGGAGTAATTCTTTCCTGGCTGCAAGCTGCTCTTCACTTCCTTCTTTTGCGGCCAAAACTTCCAACTCCTTACCAGCTTTGAAATCAGCAAAGGCAGCGGCTCTGGCTTCCCGGGCTAATTGAAGAGCTTTTTCGGCATTTTCTTTTTGACGTTTTGATCTCTCTTCATCGGCCTGTTTCCTCTCCTCGGCTAATTGTGTTTCAAAGTTTATGCTTTGTACAATAAGCTGAGTATCTATCCCTTTGAGATTGTTGGCATTAATATCTATCTGTTTATTTAACTCCGTCCATGCCTCAGTTCCGGATTCCAATTCGTCCCTTTGCTTGGCAAGTATTTTATTTGATTCAAAAAGAGCGTTCCTTTGTTGTAGTAGAGCCTTTCCGCGTATGGAGATCAATTCACTTTCGGCGGCACCGGCCTTTTTTGCTGTCGCTTCCTCAATACTTACCCTTCTGTCGATTACCTCATTTAAACCATCAATTATATTTTTTTCATGCTCCAGTAACGTGTTAGCCTCTTCAAGTTCATCATTTTGAGATTTTAAAGCGGTAACTAAAGCCAGAATACCAACAACCAACAATCCTACCCCGGTAGTTGCAAGAGCAATTTTAAAACCTATTGTTGCCGCTGTGCTTTGTCCAGTTACTAATGTGTAAAGTCTTTGAACGGCTACTTGGGCGTTGGTAGCAACAACATCAGCCAGCTTTGTAAGAGCACCTTCCTTTTGAACGGCATTTGCTACCTGTTGAATCCCGGTCGCCAAGGCCATAGCACTATTAACTTTCAATAGAACCTTTTGAAGTTCTTCATTGTCTTCTGTGAATAATCCAACGGCTCCCTGAACTGCGGAGAATCCACCTGCCAGAGCAGAAATAGAACCAACAACATTATCCAATCCCCGGGTATCACTTCCCGCATTTTTAATTTCTGCATTCGCATCGGAAATTGCGTCTTTTAATTCACCTGCTCTTTTCAGCATAGCAGGATCAACCGGCCCGCCCGTTGCTTTTACCCTGGCAATTTGTTCAGTAAGTAAACGTAGCTCCTGTTTCAGTGACTGCGTTACCGTTATACCACCCTTGCCAGCCTCTTCCAATCTTTTTCGGAATGCATCAATTTCAGGTTTCGCCCTTTTAAGCTCTTCATTAATTCCTTCCTGAAAGCCGTCAACAAAATCTTTTACAAATTGCTTTGTCTTTTTATCCAGCTGTTCTATGGATTCAATAGGGCCCTTGAACGCTGAAGCAGTGTTTTTAATGGATTGCGCCTGCTTATTTATTTCGGCATTGGTAGCTTTGAAGGATTGGGCAACCTTGGCATCTACCTGTCCTGTTTTCTCCAGGGTATCAATTGCCCGGTCGAGGCTTGAATAGTCCGCCAAAAATTCTATGAGCACTTCTTGAGCCATTGTCAATACTTTTTGTTCTTTGAACTTTGTTTTTGCAGTATTGACAATTTATTATTGAGTATCGTCCAGAACTCCCAAAGAGGCATTTTTAAATATTGGTCAATCTTTACCGGGTCATCGCCTGCTAACCAATAAATCTGTTTCATCCTTTCATCTACACCTTTTCCGACAATAGATCGGTAAGAAACTCTTGGTGTGTTTTTATTATTTGGTCTGTCATCCCCGAATATGTTTGAGAAACTCCGCCTTGCGATTTTAAGGAAGGTATCAATTCGACAAGCGGCGTCTTCAAAAAAAAATCTAACGTAGCGCCATCCTCCTTCCAGCGCTGAATTTTCCTTTTATTAAACTCAAAATCATATAAGTAAGGGCTTTCATTTTTAGTAAAAAAAACAACCGATGCCAGCTTATAAATAAATTCATTTGGAACCATCAGCGATAACCTCTCTTTCAAAAAGATATTCATCTGGGCAATCGCTGTTATTTTTATCTTCTTTGGATCATCCAGTATTTTATCCAGTCCATCACTAAAGGCAACCATAAATTCCCTGTCCATTCTGCATTCCATTTCGGCGTAAATAGTCAATGCCGCAAACTGCCTGCCCGTGGGAACTTCCATTTGGCTATCAAACATAAAATACTGCTCACCGCCACACTGAAAAGCGGGAACAACCCGATACTTATTTTCCAGTAAATAAGAACGGAAGGATTTTCTGAAGATACGCCTCAAGCCCTTCAAGATCCGAGTACCCTTTGATAGTTGTGCCAAACCTTTTTACTTTAAATTGTGACCTGGTTATATAAATTAAATATTCCGCCCTTTTAAATTTCCTGTTCAACCCACCATTACAATTACAGGTACCAACGGGAACGAAACCTAACCTTATTAATTCGGTCATGGCTTATCCTCTATTTCATCCAATTCATTTTTTACACCCGTTATATTTACCCTGTTATACAAAATACTTAATCCCATCGCTGTAATGATCACAACAGGCCATTGCCAGGAAACCCCGTAGATAAGAACATATAGTACGGAGCCATACCAAGGAGTCATACAAACATTGCATTCAAACAATGGTTGATGAAGCTGGTGAGGCATTGTTTTTTCAAACCACTTACCAAGGCCTCCAAATATCTCACCTTCCTGCATGGTGTAATGAATGGAAAGAACTAAAAGGGATATTATGACGGCCGCTTCGATCATTTTGCCTTTTTTGCTATTGCCATGGCTGCATTGATATAACCGTTTACCATCGGTACCCCGCCTTTATTATACAGCTGTTTCATTTTCTTGTTATGATTAAGAATACCACGGACCACTTTCTTTCTTTTGTATTGCCCCTTGGGATCAACCGGCTTACCTTCTATTTCTTTAACGCCGTCCTTAATTAAATCTTCACCTGAAATAATTTCGCCAATAACAACTCTCTTATTAATTACAGGGAGCTGTGAAGCAATTCGCCTGATCTTTTTGAGTTTTGCCTTTTTACCCATTACGTCAATTTTATAATTCCCGAGGCTGCGCCGCCATGGTCAACCACTATCTGCCCCGGCTCAATTCTTATTTGCGTTGAAATACCTTGCTGTATCCATTGGCTACCCTCAAAATAAACCACCTCTACCAACGGATGCTCACCATACTCACCACTGTAAGGAATCGTTGTCACCGTCTGATTAACAAAGCTGATGGTATTTAAAGGGCAGCATGTCATGATATTAGCACATAACCAGTAGCCGGGCCTGCATTCTCAATTTCGATGGTCGTCAAAACTCCATTTACCCGAATCTGATTTATGGTAACACTAACCAAATGATAAATATTCGGAGAAATTTCATGATATACCTGTATCAATGGATTATTCCCCAGGCTGGCTGAGTAAGCCGTGTAATCTATACTCAATGCATCATCATCGGTAAATGATATCAAAACATTGGAACTACCAGCGCCGATGCATGTATTCACACAGCCCAATTCATTTTTTACAAACGTCCCGCCTCTTACATTAAAACTCAAGCAGTCATATTCCCCGGTCATTTTGAACTTAATAGGCCCGCAAGAAGAATCATCATATATCTGCAAAAGGAAATCACCAGAGTAATTAGTAAGCAGGCCTGCTGGCAATGATTCAACCGGAATTGTCAACTCGCCATCATCACCCGCCGTCACTTCACCTTCATATTTATTGTCGAATTTGTCAGTAATTACCCAGCGATAAGCAGTCGCAGGGGAGAGAGTGGTGTTAATTACTATTTCTTCCTCGCATTTTGCAAGGAAATCGGTAAAACAACAATTGCAGCTATTCATGTGAGTAAAGTTAATTTTTACCACATGGTAACTATGTACTATTGATACAACTTATATCAACTCTTTAAGATATGCTTATGAAAAGTATTGAGGTAGTAACGGAAGCAATCGAGGGCATCTAATTGCTTAGTTGCATCTTTGCGGTCTGTTTTATCTAGCGATCCATCGGGTAATACTTGAGCATGTTCCAGGTCAAAAATTAATCCCTTGCAGTTCTGTTCATCTAGTACAACGTTTTTATGATGGAGTATTGAATTTACAAGAACCCTGTTTTCCTGAACCGAAGGATTAACGGTGTGCACTTTTATTTGCGAGTTGGAAAGATTCAGCTTTGATTTAATTACAGTGTAGTAATTTATATTATCCTGAACCAAGGCGCTGGAAGCTTTACCCGTGGCGTCTCCAGTGATGATCAACATACATCCTTCGTACTTCGATCTTATATAATCACACAGGTCATAAATATTTGAATTCTGTAGTTTTATTTGCTCAATACCGAATATATTATCGTTATAGTCTTGGAAAACCCCACAGGTGATAGGGTCCCGGTTGAAGTCAAAAGACAACTTAACCTCGTAAGTTCTATTCATCTCAGTTTTACCAACATGCTTCTTATGGCTGTAACAATATGCCCAGGCGTTTAAATTCTCGGTCACAAAGGAAGCTAAATACTCCTGAGCGAATGTAAGGGGGTCAAGCTGTAGCCTCGCTTGCTCAATCTCATCCGGGTCAATGTAAGGATTAGTTTCAGTTGGCATCTGGAATGTGGCCCAATCAGGAAACTCCTCCTCAAACTTACTAAGGTTATAGAAATAATTATTCTTTCCCCTTGGAGTGGATAGGAACCAAGCATCTCCCTTTAAATCAGTGAGTGTTGGCCTTATAACCTTGGTCCATGCTTCCTGAATATTCCGGGCTGCTGCTGCTTCGTCGATGATAACCCTTTTATATTTCCTCCCTCGAATACTATTTGGATCTTCCAGGCTCCAAAAATCTATTATTCCACCCCCGAAAAGTTCAATCCGTTTTTCCGTCTCTGATCTCATTTCAGTGATTTCATAAAGAATACTGTTCATTTCCCGCCAAACTTCCATCAACATCTTATAAGTAGGGGCGAAGTAGGCAACCGGCTGACCGTTTAAGGCTCCATGGCTTTCGTCTTCAGGGCTAAGAAGTAGTTCTTCAGAAAGGTTTGTTTTTCCCCACCTTCTACCACAGCAAAGAACATTGAATCTTTTAGCTTCAGCCAATACTTTTACCTGCATTGGGTGAGGCTCAGAAAGATTAATCGTTATTTCCTTGTCCACGTTTAATTTGTAGGATTACTTTTCCAGTGTGTTTGACGTCAGCTTTAATATCGGTGGGAATGAGTTTGGCAGCGATGCGATAGAACTCAGATGGTTCTTTTTGCGCCCACTCTTCTAAGCTAACAACACTGCCAGGCTCTTGTAACTTCTGGAAAACTTCGAGTACAGTTTCCTTAACGGATTTAGATAGCCTATTCTGAGCGCCCTTTGGCCTTCCTGGATTACCTTTCTTGAATTGTGTGCCTTTGTTTGCCATTTCCGAAGTATTCCGTTTTTAACGGCTGAATAAAATTACATTTCTTTCAATAATCTTTGAAAGGTATTTTTTACTCCCATGTGGGTTAAAGTGGGGTTAACAGTTAAACGGTGATTCCCCTCAGCTCCACCAAGGCTTTGTCAGTAGCTGTGAAACGCAGTATTGGCGGGCTTTCTTATTTACTAACATTGATTAAGTATGATTATTTCTCCCTTAAATTACTCCCACTTTTTACTCCCATTACTCCCATTTTATGCCAATGATCAATTTTGAATTACGAGACCGTGAAGATAGTAAGGGAATGCGACAGGTCAGAATAATAATCCAGGATAAGGGGAAAAGGATTTATATGCCCATTGCTTTGAAGGTGCTTTCATCTCAGTGGGACGCGAAAGAGCAGAAGGTAAAGTCGAATCACCCGCAGGCAGTAACGATTAATAATGTCCTTAAATTGAAGATGGCGGACCTGCAAGCTTCTATGGCAACGGAAAGCTTACATGGTAATATGTCACTGGAAAAGATCGCAGGACGGAAAGTAAGTAAAACATCATTCCGGGATTTCGCCGGCGCGTGCCTAGCTAAATGGGAAAAGAAAAAGTCATATAATTCAATCCGGGCTTATTCATCCATGCTTAAACAGGTTATTCGCTTTGATAAGAATATCACGGTAGAAGATATTACACCCGACTGGCTGGCAAAGTATGAGACTTTTAACCGCGGTGAGTGCGGGGAAGGAGGAACGTTAAAGAGGATTGCTTTTATATCGGTGATCTTAAAGGAAGCCATCAGATCCGGACTAATTGAGCGGGATCCATTCCTGATTTATAAAAAACCGCCAAAGAAAAATCCTCCAAAGGTTTGGTTGACCATGAAAGAAATTGGCGCCATTGAAAAGGTAGCCCGGGAGAATGGTAGTGAGGTGGTGAGAAATACAGCCTGGTGGTTCCTGCTGGCTTGTTATACAGGTTTAAGATATTCCGATATTGAGAAGTTCAATAGTAAAAAAATGGTTCAGGATGGCAGGTTGATTCTTTATACTCAAAAGACAGGGGAAATAGTCAGCATGAAACTGACACCAAAAATAAAGGATTTAATTAAGGTAGCGGAAAAAAACGGGCCTATATACAGTAATCAAAAAGCCAACCAATATTTAAAGGCTGTTGCTCACCTTGCAAAGATTGATAAGCTGCTGACTTTTCATACGGCTCGCCATTCTTTTGCGGTCAACTGCGCTAACCTTGGTATTAGCCAGGAAGTGGCGGCAAAGCTTTTAGGACATAGCGACTTAAAAACAACCGCTATTTATTATAAGATCGTCAATAAGCGGGTAGATGCTGAGATGAAAAAGTGGGAGTTATCTTGAAACCCATTTAAGAAACCCTTTAGAATCTCCTGCTAAATAAAAAATCAAACCTATGGCAGCGATAATAACTATGATAACAACAAAATAAGTTAGCTGGTGATCAACTTTTTGTTGGGCGTCAAATTTTCGTAATTCTCAAAGGATTGCTCTCTAAGTTTCTTCCTCCCGTATTTGGTGTTTGGGTTATATGGTTTTCTCTGTGCCATTATCAAAAGTCATTATCGGTTTTCTTTTTCATTGCTATATTAAAATCAGCAATAATGTCGGCAAATTTTTTGTTTATATTATCCTTCAGTTTATCTCTTCCTTTTTTATTGTTGAAGTGTTCCGCTTCTTTTCGTTGACCGCCAGTACCTTCTTGTATGGTAATTTCATAAAACTGTATTCGAAACTTATTTTCTTTAGAGTTTATTTTTACTGAAAATCTAACTATGAATGGTACCAGCGCCTGGTAAAAATCAAAGTTTCCTTTTCCCATTAATGTGCCAGCTTCCGGATCATCTAACTGAATTACCTCTTTGGAATCTCTGAAAGCATCGGCAAGCCAAATTTTAGCCCTCGTATGAAGTTCTTTAGTTGTGGCGATTATTGAACCATCTATGTTCTCATATAAAACCAACCCGTCCTTACTAGGCATTTCATTCTGAGCAAAGGACTTTGAAATAAAGCTCACTGACAACAGTATGGCAGTCAGAAAAATAACAGTTTTTTTGTTAGTGTTCATAGTCATTTAGTTATGGTTGGGTAAAGATTTTTATACTCAATTACTTGGAGGTAATAGTATAAAAGAATTACTATTGTTTTTGTTAAAACACGAAATTATTATGAGCACTACGAATCAAAACACCACCAATTGCGCTATTTGCGCCCACCAGGATCAATGTCCCTTTTTTTCTCCTTTTTTACTGCGAAATGAATTTCTTCTTTGTCCGAAGGTGGAACGTCAGCAACACCATGCCGCCCTCTTGCTTCTTTCTCCTGAGAAGAAAAAGAAGTTGCGCCGGATGCATCTGAATTAGTCAAGATAGCAATGATCTTATCACTTTTATCGACAACGAGCTTTTCCAAGTAGTCTCGTTGTCTCTTTATTTCATTGACATAATCCTCAAGGGTCACCTTTAAATTACCCAGCGGTAATTCTTCAGTCTTTTCTTCATTTTTTTTGAAGGGAACTTCATTTAACCAAGCCTCCAATATTTCCTGATCTTCCTTCTTTGGATTGGTATTGTCCCGGTACCAGGCATATATCCTATCCTTTGGAATGTCCGTCAGCTCTGATAGAGCCGGCACCTTAACCTTTCTTCGCTTCATCTCTTCCCTGAGAACCGCCTTTGTAAATTTCTTCATATTTGCAACATTGTTTCAATAATAAAGTGAAGAAACATCCATTTTATTTTGGAGAAATGAAGAAAACTCCATTATATTTGATATGTAATTGCACTAATCAAATATACCAATAATGAGACTTACACAAAAAGCAATTGACGCCTTTAATAGGCACACAAAATTGAAAACCCGCCTCGCCCTTGAAATGGGTAAGTCAGTTTACTCGGTGGATCGTTGGATTTCTGAAAATGAGGATAATGGCCTATTAACCACTGCTAAGGCTGTCCAGGTTATTACAGAGGAAACGAAATTGGATGCTTCAGAAATATTGGAGGAAATACTCGTTCCGGTAAAATAATAAAATATTTCAAATTTTCAAACAGTTTTGAAAACTCAGGAACCATATTACTCCCCCGAATGGCGCAGCGCCGAAGAAATAGCCAACTGGCTTGGTGTCAACGTAAACACTCTTTTCAAATGGAGAACAACAAAAGGGTTAGCCTGGACGAACCTTGATGGCAAAACGGTTTGTTACGACAAGAGGCAAATTAATAAGATGCTTAACGATAACAGCACTTATGCAATCATCGGAGATAAAAAATTATCAGCATAATGAGAACAACCATTCTTCTTTCCCAGCACAAAAAATGCAGCGACATTCTTGAAGCAATCGCCAAGTGTGACCAGCGAATTTCAATGTGTAAAACATCAATCAATTTTCATAAACAGGCTAATCCTTTCAGTGACGTTATTGAATTCTATTATATACGTTGGGATGTTACCCTGAAGATTAAAGAACGTCTCGCAGCTTATTACTCAAATACCCTTACAGCGATAGTTAGACCAACTGTTGATAAAATCCTTCAAACTGCTTAAATATGAAATATTCAGATTGCTGCGGCGCAGCCGTTTCTTTAGACTTGGAAGATTACTGTATTTGTCCGGCTTGCAAAGAGCATTGTGAGTATGAAGAAGAGGAGGAAGATGATGAGGAAGATTTACCTAAACCATTAACCGCTTAACCATGTTTCAAATCATTTTCATTATCGGAGCAACTCTTTTCACCGCTGCATGCTGGATTACACTGTGGCATTATACTAACCCTATAAATAAACGTAAATGATGGATTTTATCGGATCATTATTATTCTTTGTTCCATGTTACTTCCTGGTCGAGTATTGGGACAGGCAAAGGAAAGAGGAGTTAAGCAGGAGGAAGAGTGCGCTTGATGAACATGAGCGATTAATCTCAGAATGAAAGAGAGAAGCCAGTTATCTGGTCCCTTGAAAATATTGTTTAAAGATTTCATAGATGGTTCTAAACCACCGGGGCTTATGTCTCTCATATTGGCCCCCTTTTTAAAACAAAAGTATGACAACAGCTGAATACATACAACTGAAAAAGGAAGTGCTCGCCACTTATGATAAGCAAGCTCGGCGATACAATAAGCTAGCTAAGTCATACTTGGAAAAGTATAAACATCAGTCTGAACGTTGCAATGAAATGATGCGGGAGATAGATAATTTAAAAAATAAACTGGAGCAAGAAACGATCAAATGAAACAGATTCTTCACTACATATTATTTTTCTTATTCATCATCCTTGTATGTCAAATACTATCATCATGCAGTAAGGAACATATAGAGGCTTTGGATGCCATTTCATGGACACAGAAAAGGATTATCAATGATGATATAACCGGAGAGTACCTGGGAACGAAGTTGGTAATTCATTACCACTTAGTAACTGAACAAGCAAGAATAGTTGAGTATATGAATCTTCCCAAGGCTGAGCCGTTTTGTAATGACATGAATGATACGCTGGTGACGATAATAGCAAGGCCTTGTTCGGATAAAGAATTGCACTAATGACGGTTTTTTGATTAACGGGGCTTTGTTCTCATTGCCCCTTTTAAAAAGTTAACTCTTAATAATTATATGGCAACAGAAACAAAAAGCAACGGTTCAGCACTCGAAACAAATTTAACAACGAGCCTGAAAAAGAAATTCAAATCCCGCTGTAAGAAACTTAATGTGAGCATGGCACAGAGGTTACGTGATTTGATTCAGCAGGATACTAAAAAGCCTCTCTAGGTGGAAGAGGATGGTGGCTTGTAGGGAGTCGTTGGTTCGGCGACTCCCTTTTAAAAAAGAAAACCCCGCGACAACGGGGCTCTCAATAATCTCTTAACAAGTAAAAAATTAATATATGTCAAATTTAAGGAAAGCAACGAGACAAAAAGCAAAAATACGGTTAGGGCTGTCAGCGGTCAGCGGTGGTGGTAAAACTTATTCCGCTTTATTGATCGCTTTTGGGATCACCAATGACTGGAATAAGGTGGCTGTAATTGACACAGAAAACAACAGCGCTGATTTATACGCTCACCTTGGCGAATACTCAGTCCTTCCTTTAGTGGCTCCATACACTCCCGAGAATTATATTAAATCAATTAAGACATGCGAGGATGCCGGTATGGAGGTTATAATCATTGACTCCATTACTCACGAATGGGACGGTAAAGGCGGCTGCTTGCAGATACAGGAGCAGCTGGGCGGTAAATACCAGGACTGGGCCAAAGTAACTCCCAGGCATCAATCTTTCATTGATTCCATCCTTCAATCAAAATGTCACATCATCACCACTGTAAGGCGTAAGCAGGACTATGAAATGAGTAAGGATAGCAACGGCAAGGTAAAGGTTGAAAAGGCCGGCCTGAAAGAAGTAACACGCGAAGGATTTGAGTATGAATTGACCGCTAACCTTGAAATGGATACCCGGCACAATGCCACAGCTTCTAAAGATCGTACTGGCTTATTCATGGGTAAACCCGCCTTTATCCCTTCAATCGAAACAGGTAAGATGATAGCTGAATGGTGTGATAGTGGCGCTGATGTTGATCCTCTTCTATCCTGGCAGTCGGAATTAAATAACTGTGCTACCCCTGCTGATTTAGTAAGGTTATACAACAGCAATAAGAGCATCGTTGACAATGATACAAAGTTGAAGGAAATGTTTTCATCTCGTCAAACCGAATTAAAACAACCCGCATGAGCTGGATAAACGACATAACCGAATCAACCGCTTACAATAACTGGCTTCATTCTCAGTATGAGCCCGAAGAACACTTATTCATAGGCCGTACTCCTCCGAAGAAAGAATTACCAGGATGGATGACTAGGGGACCATTTAAGGAAACACCTGAGGATTGGGAGGAAAAAGAAAGACGTGGCGATGAGTATTTACGTAAATGGGGGATTGAATGAAAGAAATAAAATTAACTCGGGGTCACGTTGCTTTGGTAGATGACGGTGACTATGACTATCTGAATCAATGGAAATGGCACTCAATAAAAGGCAGTCGTACTTATTATGCTGTTAGAAATATTTCAATTGGAAACGGGAAAACAATAGGCTTAAAGATGCACAGAGTTATCTTAAATATTACCGATCCTGATATACTCGCAGACCATAAAGATAGAAACGGATTAAATAATCAAAGGTATAATTTAAGGATAGCGACAAAATCACAAAATGGCTGTAATAGGCTTTCGGCATCAGGGTCTACGTCCGCTTTTGTAGGTGTTCATTGGGCTAAGTATCATAATAAATGGCGTGCAAAGATTGGAAAGGGTGGAAAACAATATCATTTAGGATATTTTGAAACAATGGAAGAAGCGGCTTTAGCTTACAATGAGGCAGCTAAAATATTACATCTGGATTTCGCCAATTTAAATAAGGTAATATGAAAACTATTGACATTAAAAGGGTGGAGGATGGATTAACCTGGTTACAGACCGAGTTTGAGACAACCGGAGAACTTCAGTCAGTTGACATGCTCATTCAAAAACTGGATGCAATTAACTCTTGTATTGCATGGGCAGGGGAGCAAATGGCCATTGCTAAAAAGAACTGGAATATTAAAAAGGTTGAAGCTTATCACAGCCTGATAGCTTCCGAGGTTGCTAATGAAAAGTATTTCTCTCCATCATTGGGCAAAGAATATGTCGGCGCCCGTTGCCACCAGGAGCAGTATGAATTTGATCTGTGCGAAAGGTTTACCCGTTCCCTTGTTCACATTTCAGATAACGTTCGGACAGCGATATCAGCATTGAAAGAGCAGTTGAAACTTGAATCTTATTCTCAATCCGTCCCGAATTATTAAGATGTATAGGCAATTCACTAAAAAAAGCTACCGTACCAAGTCAAAGTACAATAACAGGACAAAGCAGTATAACGGACGAACCTATGATTCAATAAGAGAGGCTAATCATGCGGAAGAATTGGACTGGAGAATTAAAGCCGGCGAGATCAAAGAAGTGATCCCGCAGTATAAAATTGATCTCAGAATAAATGAACGTCACATAGCGAATTACTACATTGATTTCAAAGTAATTCTTTCGGATGGAGATATTGAATATCACGAGGTGAAGGGCTTCCAAACTGAAATCTGGCGGCTAAAATGGAAAATGACAGAGGCGCTATATCCTGATTACAATTTAATAATGATAACATGAAATCCAAGCACGCTGAAACATTATTACACCTGATTGAAAACAGGCAGTTAACCTCGGTGGAATTGTCCAGGATGACAAATGTCGGCTATCCTCCCCGTAAGATCCAGATTCTAGAGGATAACGGAATTAAAATAATTCATGACCGTGTTCCTTATACTACATCAGAGGGAAGAAAGACAACGGTAGCTCGTTATACCCTGTTATCACCAATGAAAGTTGCGAAAAGTATTTATAAAAAGTTGGCGAAATAATGTTGCCAACAACAAAAAGAGATAATCGTGTTACGTGAAACATTTGATGATAGATATCGGTGGAGACAAATTGAAGATTATCTGATGAGCGATGAATGCAAGTCAGTACATAAAATTATCTGGGATGGATTTGCTTATCTATCATTTCCCAGTGGTGAAAGGTTCAAAATAGATGGAAGATGGCCTTTAGAATTAGTAAAAGAATCAATAAAAAAAGCATGTACAAGCCAACAGCAAAAGGATATTTCAGCGGTTGCGGAGGTAAGGAGCTGGGTATGATGCAGGCTGGGGTAGATGTTATTCAGTCGCTGGACCTGGATAAGAAGGCCACCGACTGTATGACCAATAGCGGCTATTTTAATCACACAGTTTTGAATGAGGATATAACCAATAAGCTGGTGTTAGATCAACAGAGAACAGATATAATGTGTTTTACATGGCCCTGCACAAAGTATTCGCCTATAGCAGACATACACGGTACAAGGACCGGTGATGATCTTTTCCTCCATGCTTTCAGGCATATTGTTTTGGAGCAGCCGGAAATGTTTACAGTGGAGAATGTTCCAGGGATGCGAAAATTCAAAGTAGTGATGGAGGCAATGACCAAGATCCCTGATTATTATACTAATGTTTTCTGTCCGGTGGAAACTGAGAACTGGTTGCCACAAAGAAGAAAGCGTTTGATTTTAATAGCTACCAGGAAGCCGTTTTTTATAGGTGCTCCATCAAACAGCAGGAGTATCAGGTTAAAGGATATTATTGAAAACAATCCGGATGTACCAATGCCTGATTATGTGTTGGCAAGAATTAAGGGAAAGTACCGTGACCTGCCAATAATAGTAGATCCTGATTTACCCGGTGCTGTGGCTCCTACCTGTGTCGCTCATTACTCAAAAGATTTAGGAACCCGGTTGGTTAAGGATAAGAATTCAAAGCATGGCGTTAGACCGTTCTCAGTTCGTGAATACGCCAGGCTGCAAGGATTCCCTGATGACTTCCATTTTGAAAATGAAATGAGTTCCTATAGGCTTATTGGAAATGCTGTACCTGTACCAATGGGCAGGTGGATAGGGTCTGTTGCTATGAAATACTTTAATAAAATGAACTAAAAATGATGTCAAATATGAATTACTCGGAGCAGCTTAAAGATCCTCGATGGCAAAAGAAAAGACTCGATATACTTAGTCGGGATAGCTTCACTTGTCTATTATGCTCCGATAAAGACACCACCCTTCATATACATCATATAGAATATTTACCAGGCCGGCAGCCTTGGGAGTACGAGGATGATAATTTCCAGACTCTTTGCAAGCATTGTCACGCAGTATCAGAAAAAGTAAAATCCTTTTCAAATTCTGTATTGGCTATCAGTAAAAGGTATGACCCGGCGATTGAGGCTTATGTTTTATTGACCATAGTCAGCACTTACAAAGGAATTGAGTTATTTATTTTTTCATATAGTACGAAGTATCAGGAGCTTAATGTAGTAATAAGTTTTGCAGAGGAAGATATTTCCGATTTCAACAATTTGATAAACCAGGCTAAAATCCAACATCCAAATTATGGCGAAAGATCCGGCAGTTCTATGGTACTGGAATGATTGGCAAGGAGGCACAGTTGCAATGACCAGGCATTTAAAAGGTTGTTATATGGACCTACTCCATGCTCAGTTCAATCTTGGGAGGTTATCATTAGCACAGGTAAAAACCGTTCTTGGAGGCGATTTTGGTACATGGCCAATACTCCAAGAAAAGTTTAAAAGAGATGCTGATGGTAATTATTACAACGAAAAAGCTGAGAAGGAAAAAGAAAAGAGGTTAAAGTTTACTGAGAGTAGGCGTAATAACCTAAAATCTTCCATATGCGACCCTCATATGGTGAACCATATGGAAAATGAAAATAAGGTATTAATTCAGAAAGGGATTAAAGTGGGAAAATGGCACACAACTCCAGGACATGAGTCGATGGATCTTGAACTTCCTGAAATTAAACAGGGTGTTATTGTTGAATTATTCCTATACACTAAAAACAAAAACATTTCTAAAGACCAGGTGTTGGGCCTGTGGAAGATTTTCAAGGTTCAAAATTTTTGCTCAGAGAAGTATTATGGTTCTGTAAATGAGGTTTATAAGCATTTTATAAACTGGTGCAAGAGCCAAACGGTTGACAATGAGAAGGAAGTTAACGGAAAGATGCAACCCCAAACAACCTACAAGAAATTATGATTGATTTTAAAAAGTATGTACACTACGGTACGGACCTGGAGGCCGCAATTTTAGGTGCTTGCTTACTGGAAAAGCCAGCAATGGGCAGGACCTACGGACTGGTAGATGCTGAGTGTTTTTACTTCTCAGGTCATAAGATCGTCTATGAAGTTCTGAAAGAGATGTACGACAACTCGATTCCTATCGACTCATTTACTGTCGCTGAATACATTGTGGTTAATAAGGGGATTGAAAAATTTGACGATGGTGATAGTGTTATTCATTTTTTATCAAAGCTGACTATGTGTGTGGTTTCTTCGGCTCACATGGAGTATCACTGCCACTTGGTAAAAGAGATGTGGCGCAGGCGTAGAATCCTGGAGATTAAATATTCCAAGCTTGATGATGACATAGATCCCCGAAAAAATCTGTCAGACATTGATAAACAACTCAGGGAAGTGCTGGGAACGGATATAAAAAGAGACTGGTTTGATATGTCAGAATTGATATACGAACTAATGAAACATCAGGCGGAGGTTGTTTCAGGTAAGAAAAGTTTTGTTACTACAGGATTTAAAAAAGCAGATACACTCAATGGAGGATTTTACAACGGTCAAATGATTGTGATAGGAGCCAGGCCATCAGCTGGTAAAAGTGCTCTTATGGGTCAAATGGCACTGACCATGGCACGTTCAGGCAAGAAGGTGGGAATAATATCACTGGAAATGAATAACACGGAAATAGCCGCTCGATTGAGTTCTATTGAAACAGGAATTGATTTCTCCAGGATATTCAGGGATATAGCCAATGATGAACAATTACATCGAAGGTTTTATGAAAAAGTTTCCCGGGAAACTATTAACCTACCGATTTTCATTTCCGATAAAACAAAAGTCAATATCAATGAGATCAGAGCTAAAGCAGTAAAGTTGAAGGCAACTAAAGGATGTGATTGTTTAATGATTGATTACCTGCAATTGATTGATTCTACTACAGACAATAGGAATTACAACCGGGAGCAGGAGGTTTCTAAAATGAGCCGGGGAATAAAGCTTATGGCAATGGAATTAGATATCCCTGTGATCACTCTTTGCCAGCTTAACAGGCAGGTAACAGCCAGGACCTACAAAGACAGGTTTCCAAAACTGAGCGATTTAAGAGAGTCTGGGGCTATTGAGCAGGATGCCGATGTTGTTATGTTCATTCACCGGGATTATATGAGCGGATGGCAACAGGATGAAGGAGGAAGCTCAACAGAGTTTGTCGCAGACCTGTTAGCGCCAAAGTGGAGAAATGGGGCAACCTTTCACCTGGAGCTAGATTTTGATCCACCTAAAATGAAGTTCAGCGAGCGGTCGGAATTCAGGCAGTACAAACCAATAGTTGATGCCAGCCAGGAGGACAACCCTTTTTAGTATTTCAGGATACATCTCTGTCAGGCTCTCTATTGTTGGGAAAATATTAAACTATGAATACAGATAAGGAACAAGAAGAAACGTTTGAAGAATATTTGGGAAATGCGCGAAGTGAATTTATAGAGGCTGTGGATGCCCAAGAATGGAATAATTTGCTGCGAACGGAGGCGGAAAACATACTCATAGCATACGACCAAATGAGAGAGCGATTATTCCCAACCACCCCACCCGCAGAAGAAAAGACAGATGCCGTGTTCGATGTTTTAACCCAATGCAAGGAATATTTTGAGGATAAAATGGATGCTGACTATGCGGATGGTAATTATAAGCCAAACAAAGAAATGGGAATTATGGTTGGAATTGAGCATGTTCTTGAAAGATATTTCCCTCCTAAATATCAACCTGTTGGTGATGAATTGGAATTTTTTCGTTGTTCAGAATGTGATGGCCACGATGCTTGCGAAGATTTCGGATGTTACTATGAGATGGAAGATTAAATGCCTTCAATAAAATTCTATTGGCGACAGCAACAATAAATTACATGGAATCAACTCTTGAAGGGGTAAGAAAAGATTACCAAATTATACTGTCTTTAAATTCTACAAAAAAGGATACCGACGAGTTTTCTAACAATGTCATTAAAGAGGGGCTGGAAAGCAAAAACGAAATGATGACCGATACGCTTAAAAGACTATGCGATACCATTGAAGAATTAGGGAACTATTTGGACGGTCACGATATTGTTTGCGCCATTGACCAAAGGGTTTATGATACCCCACTTGATATTTTATTGCATGGGAAACGAGCTATAAAGGATTTTAAAAAATCATTAAACAAGTACCGTACTGGAAGTGAAAAAGAATGGGAAGGAGATGGCTATTTCATCAAACCAGTATATACTTATGATGGCGAAAAATATTATTAACACCCTTAAACCCCCTATTTACCTGTATGAGCCTGAATCCTACAAAAGCAGAGATTGCCGCAACTAAGTTGGCTAACCATATGCCGCTACCAACCCCTCCCGAATCATCCCCTATTCCATCCTCAAAATAAAAACTATGAATAAAGATAAAAACCTTGAAGAATTAGTAAACAAACTTTACCCCGAAATAGACGATAAAGATTTTGACGACTATGAATATTATCTGCACGCCAACGCTAAACGAGAAGCAGAAAGAGCAGCATTTATAGCTGGCTGTTCAATAAATGTGCAAGAGGTTATAAAAAAAGGGATGGAACTGATTAATTATTAACTGAAAATATTAAAACATGGCAAGAAATCTTGATCCTAAGCGGAAGGTTGAAATTCATACGGAACTTAAAAAACTATCGTCAAATCACACCATGAGCGAATCTGCCAGGATATTAAATATCAGTCCTTCTTCTGTCAGGCATCACGGAAATATCCTGAAGCTCAGTTTTAAACAGGTACAAGTGTGGTCAAGAAAAAAGATAATTCAAAATGAAGGAGAGTTTTTTAATGAAAGATTACGGGAGAATTGGCTGGTGTAAAAGCCAGGCCGGATAGCAACGAACAGGAAGCTGGTAAGACAATTAAGCTATCTCAGTAGCTTACTTACCGAGGTACCTCTTCACGTCTTTTACCATGGGTCCTACAGCTTTAACAGCTTCTGCAAGTTTACCAGCTGTGACGTTTAACGTTTTTGTCCAATAAGCTACTTCGTGGATCTGATTGATGTTGATTCGGGAATCATCACCCTTTCCTCTGTTTTTTAAATCATCTGGCATAATAATGAGTTTTCATCGAAGCTACAACAATTAGCTGCGCCTTTCTGTGACATAATTTCCAAAAAACCTAGCCAAGTACTGCAATTCATCTTTCGGGTCGCTGCCATCGAATACCCAATCATCATTGTTATCTTTTCGAAGCCTCCCCAGGTAAAAATTTTTATCATCGTACAAATGCCGGGTTGAATCGTCTCCACTTCCAGCAACTTGGACAAAGTAACCGTAGTATTTTTTTCCTCCACGTTCAAAGTTGATGGTTATCCGGTCCATAAAAAACGGGAAAGTATTGTGTTTTCCTCATGGAAGTTAACAAAGGGGAGTGGATCTTCAGTGAAGTGAATTCATAGGCTGACAAATCAGTCGGGGCCGCAGATTACCCTGCGGCCTTTTATTGTAGCCATTTAAATGGGCATTAATTCTTATATTCATTCCGTTTTTATAGGATAAGGTTTAATGGTTAATGGTTTTTGATTAGGGCCCTCCCGGTGCTAGACTCGGGAGGTTTTTTGCTTAAAGCAACTGCTACTTTCAATTGCTAAAATACTTACTATAAAAAATTTAGCAAAAACCG